CACCATCTTGTTGATTTAAAGTAAGTGTTTTTGTACTTGTTCCCGTTACACTTGCACTTACTATGCTATCGTTGTACGCAGTATTCCATGTTGCTTGCGATGCCGTTGTAGGTAAGCTATAACCACTCGCAAATGATAATGCTATTATGCCACTTGAAGTAATTGGTGAACCAGTAATAGTAAAACCCGTCGGCGCAGTAAAGGCAACACTTGTTACACTACCACTACCTGGCCCACTTGTTTCAATATATGCTCTAAATGATCTATTTATTCTCACCAGGTACCAAAATTAATTGATGAAGTTTTAGTCCACAATCCTGTACTTGCAACATATTGCAACACATCACCATCAGATGCATTTAAAGCTGAAACATCATATAATGTACTTAAATAGTTTTTTTCAGTATAATCCATTCTTATATACACAGGCGCAGTCTGTTGCCCACCAATTGTCACATTAGTAACATCATACGTTACTTTAATTATTGGATTAGTAACGCTATATACTATTTTTATAAATGTTGCCATCTATGATGTTATTTGCGATTCAACTTGCACAAATCCTTGCATCCAAGTATATGAATTAGTAGAAATTCCTACTTGTAATTCATAAGTATATTCGCCTGCTGCGTATGAGTTAGTAGTAGTAGGTGTCAATGTAACCCTTCTTGTAAAATTGTCAATTTGAACAAATACAGCATCCAACCACTCAATCATCACCGTTCCACTTGAGTTTTTTGCCTGCAACTTAAATACATAAGTGCTTACGTTGATAGGCGTTGACTCGCACTCATCATCATAAAATGACAATGTCATTTCCCATGTGTCACCCTTCTTTATCGGCCTTAAATTATGTTCGCCTATCATAATGTAAATTTAAGATTTATTATGGTTATAATGCAATGTAAGCAGCAATAACTGATGTGCCATTCAACGCAGTTCCAAGTGATATAACAAATGTACCTGGTGTTGGCTCTGTGACAATATAATTATAATACCACTTACCACCATATCCAATAGCAACGAGTTTGAAATCATCAGTATCACGACTAGGTATAGTGCCAGTTGTTACGGTGTTTGTATCCACAACTGTCAACTCAGTAAAGCTACCACTACCTTGGATATTGTAACTATATGTCGCATTTGCGCCAATTGTTGAGTCAAGTGTTAAGTCTTGTATATAGCAATCAAACTCAAATACCCTATAATTATTCTGTGCATCAATGATATCTAAATAAGCTGTGTATTTTACATCTGATCCCGTAAAGAACTCCTCAAAGAACTCAAATGGTTGCATAAAAGCCTGGGCCATCTTAACCAACCCACTACCGCTAATGGTGAAGTTCCTCCTTGCAGGTATGTACTCACGATACAAACCATTGGTCTTGGGTGCAAGTTCAAGAAAGTCCCTACTAATATTAAGGCTTGAGTTCTTGGCACAAGCCAATGGGTATACATCGTTATTTAATGTATATGCTATAACTAATCCTTCTGATTTTACTACGTCTGCCATTATTTAAAGATATAACCTGATTTATAAGTAGGATATAGTGAATCGTTGTTGTTAAATATCAAGTAACTACTTGTAACGGTAAGTGATGTAATACTTGCGCTTAAAGTTAGTTCAATTTCATTATTTGTAGCCAAAACTACATTATCAACATCAAGATCAATGTCAACTGCAAATGGACTCGTTGTGGCAGTAATTGTGACTGTTTTCAATATTCCACTTGTATTGCTTAAAACAAAGTTCACATTTACAGGAGTTGATGAAACTGTAATGCTTCCAACAACCCTACACTTGAAGTCAACCGTTATGGTTGGTGTTCCGGTGTATTTTAGCACATTTCCACCAGTTACGGTGAAATACTGCCCATAGTTCAAGGTAATTGGAACAAGACCTGACCCTGTTTTATTGGTATAGGTAGCATTTGTATTGATAAGGAAATCCCTATCATTGTCATAAACCTCAACGAGTGTGGCTTGCCATGTAGCACTCGCAAAGTCAATCTCTTTTAGATTTGCTATATAGTAAAGCTTGTTAGGGTCATCATCAACAAATTTTATAGTATTAAGCAGTCCAATCGGCTCAGAGCCGTATTTAAGACCAAATAAGTTCACATCAATCTTATTCCTATGAAACCTTGTCCTTTCCCAATTGGCAATCAAATTCTGCTTCTTAAAGGGTTCTGACTCTAATTGGTATCTATACCTATTCCAAGTTGGGGTAGTCCTAAATGTATTTGTTTCATCAAATATGCAACCTTTTAGATTTGAGTTGTTTAAATCTTCTAAAAATATCTCATCTGTAAAATTTGCTCTAATATCTTCAGCCTTTGTAAATCTATCAAAGTCGCCAGATATTGTATCAAGGTAAACACCATTTACCTTAGTATTTATTGAAAACTCAATATTCTTCCAAAGGTTTTCATTTGCGGTAGCACCGGCAGTATTTGTAAGTAATAATCTAACAATACCATCTTTAACTACCGGCTGACTTTCTATTGTATATGTGACCCATCCATTATCTTGTATGCTAATAGTTGACATATCAATTTTAAAGAATGGTTGGCTTGCATAAGCTACACTATCCCAAGTTGAAGGATAAGTAAACCATGTTCCATCGTCACTTAATCCTCTTCTTTGTGCAGGACTACCATCAGCTTTATACAATAATTGAGCAACTTTAAAAATTCTATCTGTTCCTATAATTGTATTTCCTTCATCCCATCTCCAATCAAAAGATAATGTTATAATATCTCCTAATGCTACTGCCACATCACAACTTTGCCACCAATTGTAGCTGTAAACTGTTTCAGTTGCAGCATATAAATAATTATCTATAACATTATTTTCAGCATCTAATGTTTCTTTTCTATAATGAACAGAAGTGCTTGTAAATGGACTTTCTCTGCTTCCTGCAAACGTACCTGCTTTTAATGTCCAACTATTAACATCATAAAGATTAAACCCACTACCTGCTGTGTTTAAATCTCCCCTACTTAAATTTTGATTACAAAGCAACTCTGTAGGCAACTCATAAGTAAAATCAATCTGATCAGCTTTTGTTGGCCTGTTTATAAACCTAAGCATTTCTGGTGTAATTGGCTTTACATCTTCATTTACACCAACCTCAATATCGTATCTATTGTTAGTAACTGTTGTGCCTAAAAGTGTTTTATTAAACTGCCTTAAACTTTGAGTAGGAGTCATAAATAATTCCTCTGGTCTAAATATAACCCACTTGCCTTTGTACTGTAGCAAGGTCTGACTAAAGGCTGAATTTATCTTATCGAGTACATTATACTTATTATCATACTCTCCATCACCAATACTAAATGTCCTTACATCAATGTAGCATTGACCAATTGATGGAACATCAGATGTCTGATCCATTGATGAGTGATACAAATTACTTATTACTTTATGCTCTACAAATGTCTGTATTGTTCCAAACGCAGCATATTGTATTAACTCCCAAGGGGTAAACCTACCAATCAACTCATCGCCTGCATTGTCAGTTAATGGTTGGCTTTGAAGCATACCAAGACCCTCAGTTGCTCTTAGTGTTATGATGTGGTTGGTATCTTGCCAAGTCTCTTGAAAGTCATCTTGAAGCAAATATCCAAACCAATAATACTGAGTAGAACTAAGAAACTCAAAAGCAATGTAGCAATATGTATCAGAGTTGCTAAGAAAGTCATCTATTGATACAGTTGGCTGACTGATAAAATTAATCGTTGCTTGCTGTGGTCTTAGTGGCTTATAAATATCCTCATCACTATTGAACTCTTGAAGAACAAAAGGATTTGATGCAGGATCAAGATTAGTAATGGAGCCACTATACCCATCAACATAAAAGTCAACCTTACAAGTATCATCTTGCAAGGTCTTAAAAGTAATTCTATATTTTATTTCGTATGCCATTATCCTACCCTTGATATTTGTGAATTAGTTCTATTTATTGAACCAACAAGATCAGTACCACGAAGAACTAAATTAACAGAACCACTCATGCCAACCATATTTGCACCTTGAACACCAGAAAAATCTGCTGACTTTCCTGATTTCATTCCACTAAGTGCCTTTCCTATAAAACCTAATGCGCCATCAGGAGATAATGCACCACCTAATGCAAGAGGTGCAGAGAATAGACTAACTAATCCTTGTATAACTAATGTTGTTGCAAGTTTAGCAGCTATTTGTGCAATTGATTGCAATATTGCATTTGTAAATGACTTTATTGAAAATGTAAACTTTGTAAATAGTGTAGTAAACATTTCATTCAATGGATTGAAAAATGTTTCTTCCATTAATATAGCAACATTTTTAGCACCAATTGCCATATTGTTTAGCATTTCAAGAATAGGATTTAATTTTTTTCCTAAATTCTCAAAACTAATTTTAGTAAATGCTTCTGCATCAGCCTTCATGTCTTTATCAGCCTGTGCAAAAGTTTCTTTAGTTATTTTTTCTTCAAGTTTTAATTGCTCTTGTAAGTATTTTAACCTATTCTTATCAGCTTGCTCTTGTAATTTATTTGCAGCATATCTTGCCTTTCTACTAAGTTCTTCAAGGTCTAATTCTTTTTCTTTTTTTGGCTTCTTGCCTTTTAATTCCTTTTCTGCAAATGGAGATGCTAATGCAGATGCAGATTGTACCGCTTTTAATGTAGCAGTATTTAAATCCTCTAATTGCTTTACAAGTCCCTTTATAACACCCTCTTGTTCACCTATTTTTTTAAATGTAGAAATATAATCTAAAACACCCTTCGCAGGTTCAACCATACCTGCACCTAATCTACCTTGTGATTCAATTAATTCTTTTCTGTAATTTTTTGCCTCTTTAGCAAGATTAGGATATGTTTTTTCTAATAAATCTAATTGATCATATAACTCTTGTAGAGCATTTCTTTGCTTCTCTAATTCAACAGATGTATTTGAAACTTGATCAACAAATTTACTTGCAACTGATTGTGCAATTAATGCTCTTGTATAACCTTCTACTGCTTCTTCAAGTCCATTTATTTTTCCTTTCTCAATGTCAAAGTTTTTAAACCTTTCTTCATCAAGTTTCTTTAACCTTTCAAGAGCATTTTTTCTTTCTGCTTCTGTTTTGCTTAAATTTAAAATTGTTGCTAATAATGCACGAGCAGTTAATACTTGACCATTTTGAGATGCAGCAGCTTGTCCACTAATTTCATTATTAGTAATTATTGCTTTATTATATTCTTTTAGTGATAAACTTGCTCTTATAATTACTTCATTAAACTTTGTTTGTTTAGTAAATAAAGCATCTAATGCAGCACCAAGTGAGCCATACTCTAATGTTATCTTTGTTACAATAGCTGTAACTGCACTAAATGCTAAATATAAACCAGCAGGGCCTATTAATGCACCTTTTAATTGAGATAATACGGAAGCACCATTTTTTGCCTCCTCTCCCATATCTTGAAAACCCTTTATAATACCTGGAAGGTTGTTCTGAATACCAATAAATCCAAATGGTAAATCTTGTAATGCAAGACTTAGACTCGTAAGTGCATTAGTAGACTTTTTAGAAAAATCTTGGATTTGTCTACTTGCACTTGCAACATCAGCCGTAACTTGTATCTGTAAACTCATTTACCCAACCTTTTAAATATTTCTCGCATCTCATCATCATTCATCACGTTGCCACTTTCTTCATCACCTGGCAACTGCCACAATGCCTCTGGTGTTTTTGGTGCGGTCTTTGGATCACCCATTAACCGCACCATTGTAAACATCAAAAGTCTTGTTTGCTTGTAAGTGTCAACCTTTCGGGATTCACTTCCTCTTATCATTAAAGAAAACTCTCTCGGACTAATTGCATAGAAATTATTTGGCAGTAAACATAAGTCACCAAACGCAAATGCTTCTATTTCTTCCCACGAGTAGTCTTTTTTTTTGCTTCTTGCTTCGGTTCTTCTTTTGTCTTTAGAAACTCATTATTACTCCAAATTTGTATTATATCCTTTATATCAGATAGTACACCTTCGTTGTTCAAATTACCTTCTATAAAGTCAACAAAAGACTCAAAGCTATGCTCAATCTCTGCATCCTTAATTAGACAATTATTATAATAACCGCTATATAAAATATGGGCAATCCCAATCTCATTTAACTCGTTATTTGTATAAGCCTTGCCTTCTACGAACTTATCGGAAAGGTATCTAAAAGATGCCATCCCGAATTTAAGTCCAATCTTAGTTCCGTTTATAGTGATAGTAGTGTAGTTCATAATTAAGGAGTAACATCAACAATTCCGGTAGAAGTAACAGTACCAGAGAAATTAATATATTCAGTAGTTGATTGATTGAGAGTAAGTGAAGTGATAAATCCAAGGAACTGATGGTAGTAGGTAGCACCTGCGCTTGATCCACTAACAACTGGGTTCTGAACTCTTACTGCAACAAGTGTTTTGCCAACCATTGCTGCAAGCAAATCTTCGTAAGATACTTGTGTAATGGTAGGAGCAACTTCACAAACTGCATCAAAGTCAATGCTCATTGTAGCATCAGCTACTGATGTCAATGGCCCACAATTTGTTTGCTCGGTTGTTGAGTCAACAGTTGTATTAACTGATGATGTGCGCAGACATACGAGATTTTTGTATGATGAGCCACCGGCTACATCTATTTCTACGTTCTGCAATGATCCTAAAATTTGCTGTGGCATATTATTCTATTTTTGAATTATTGAATTGTTGATTATTAATATCTTTCTATTTATAAAATTGTTTCCTTCTTGCATTGTTAAGTAACGTGATGATGTCCTTGCTTTGGCATATATCTGAAATTCAGCATCGCCCATATCTTGAACACCAGTAGTAGGTATTAACAAAGTTAAGATTTGGTCAGCAATATCATCAATAATACTATTATTTCTTGTCATGTACTGCTCGCTAAATATATCAATTACCACATCAGCCTCAGTTACGAACAATTGGTTGTTATTGTCTGCACTTTCTGTTATATCACCAATTATGACATAGTTTTGAGGAACAGTCTGAAATGTATCAGTTCCATAAACGGGAACACTCTTACCTCCGTAAGTAATGTTACCACTTAGTTTAGATAGGTATTGAACCCTTATATTATTGCTACAATCTTTCATTCCTCTTAAATATCTGCTTTATGTTGTTAACAAGTGATACAAGACCACCTGTTACACTTGGATAAAAGTATGGTGATGGATACATCCATCCTTTACCATTCTTATAATATTCTTTAGCCAACTTCTGCCATTCTTTTTCCTTACCAGGGTATTTTGGAAAATACCTACCTGTTCCGAACTCAATATACGCAGGCATATCATCTCCACCCTTTCCTGCCACTAAGCTATAAGCAAATGGTCTATTTTTCTCTGCCCTTATTGATGCCCTTATCTCAGCATACTTTTGTGTCTCTCCTTTAATAGCAGGATTTCCACCTGGGAATAAAGACTTAGCAGTAGTAGCCATTTGCTCAGTAGATGCAGCCATCTCTCTATCTACCTCCATCATAGCTGAGTTGTATTTATCCTTTAGCGTAGCAAAGGTTGACTCAACACCAGTAATCTTAATATTTAATGGACTTCTTGCCACTATATCACAACTTTTTTATATTGATGATAGTTTAATCCATCCCAATTCGGAAACTCTTTTAACATTCCTGCTTTTGCATCACCTTGGAACTTCTTACCCCTATTCTCATAAGACCAAGCAACCAAAGTAAGTATATCAGTAGACAAGTCCTCTGGAATGGTGCTGAATCCGCACTGATACTTTATAACATATACACCTGCCGTATATATCCAAATTTTACCGCCTATCACCTCAAAGTCACTATTTTTTGTCAATACCTCGTAGGTGTTCATCCCTGTCTTAATCTTAACCTCGTCAACACAAAGCAATGGCCCATAAGGCACATCAAGCATCCAAAATCCTTGGCTTTGTGGAGTCAATTCAACATTTATCCTTACTGACTTGTTAACCAAAGAACAACCGGTTAGCTTCTCAATATGCACCCTTGCACCATTTAACAAATCACCAATTAGCACATCATCGCTATCATAATTAGTTATACGCAACCAATTCTTAGCATCAGTAAGACTAACGGGTTCTACAACCGCGTCAGCTAATATTGTTATGCCGTCTATATATGTCATCTTTAATTATATTTATTAACACTTTCTCTGAACCAGGTTTCAAACTCATCAAGCGTTTTTCTTGTGTCAAACTCTCTTGATCTCGCTTTTGCTTTTCTTGAGGCCCATGAATAGGCTTTTTTGTCATCCAACTTTGTAATAGCTTCAACCCAATCTTTGACATTATTCCTATCTTTAATATAAACACCTGCCTTGTCACAATTCTCCTTCAACCCAGGTGTATCAGTACAAATTACCGGTATCCCACTACACATCGCCTCTGTTGCTGTCCTTCCCCAACTCTCATACTTTGATGGCATGAGAAGTATCCTTGTCTTTGCGTACCATTTCTTTATATCTGGCGAATTAGGCACATAAGTCACATTTGGAAGGCTTGGAGTTATCTGCTCATCGTATGACCCTAAAACCCCTAAAAATGACTTGTGTGGCATTGCTCTTGCAATCTCGCCAAATATCTTCCCACCCTTGTTCTCGTTTAAGTTTATTAAAGTGATATATTCAGACTTCTCAGGTTCATTCTCCAAGTCATAGTAATTGTAGTCTACTGGCGGAGGCACTATAAAATTACTAAAATTATAGTTCAAAAGTTCTTTTAACCATAAAGAATTGTAAATGATGTGCTGTTTTTTCTCCGCATCAATAATCTCTGGGTAGGGATGACTATTGTGAATCAGATGAAAAACAGGCTTTTTGTAAAGTTTAGCTGCATGAATTGTCCACCTTGTATAGTCTAAATGAGTAAAGACCGCGTGTGACCACCTCATTAAGTTCTCAACCACATTTGGGTTTGGAGGAAATACATCAATACCATCAAAGACATAATTATCCCTAATCTTATACTTATTTGCATCATGTAAAAGAACTCTAATATTGTGACCCTTTGCTTGAAGGTCTTTTAACATAAAATGTATCATCCATTCCGCACCACAGTTATGCTCTGGAGGGTAAAGATGTACAGAAGCAACTATATTCATAATTTTAGTATTATATCCGCACCAACTATTTCACCTTTGTAATGTGGATATTTTATTAGTAATTCAGTATAAAAATTATCACTTATATAGTGATTCTCAAATTTAAGTTCTTTTACCTTATACTTATCTAAATCAATGGTATTTAATATCCTCTCATCACATCCCTCTGTATCAATCTGCAAATAATGTATATCTTTTATATCATACCACTTGCAAAACTGATCAAATGTTATTGCGCTTATATTTATCTTTTCAAGTATAAATTCTGGTACTTTTTTTAAATAAATATTTAATGGTTCTCCATTTTCAACGATAGAACTACATCCATCTAAAAACGATGAACCGAAAGGTATAAACTCAGGCTTAACAAATGCCATTTCAACACTTCCATCATTATCAGAAATAAAAAAATTGCAAGCCTTTGCATTTGTTAATTGCTTTATATTATCTTTTAACTTTTCAAAATAGTAAGGGACTGGCTCAATAAAATATGCTTGATAATCTGTTTCATCTTTAAGTCTATCAAAGATATTGTCATGGCTGATGCCATCCATTGCGCCAATTATCACATAATTTTTCATTTATATCAATTTAGCTGCCGAGTCATCAAATATTCTTGTGTAGTCAACATATCCATTCCATAAATCGCTTTGGTGTGGTCTCTGCCAAGCAATCATGGGTTTAATTATATAAGTATTTCCTCTTGGGTGAATATTAGTCTTTAACCAATCATCAAACATTATGTTTGTATCGGTATATCCTTTGCACAATTCCTTTGGGTTATTGTACATCACAGCGTGTGTTGTCCATGCCCCAAATGTCTTGTAAAGATTATCACTATACTTCTCAATTGGAGCAATAAGATTTGCCCCAAGGTAACACAACTCCCAATTACTTGGTAGTTGAGATATAGCCTCATCAAAATGACTTAAATCCCTTATTTCAACATCATCTTCAAAGAGCAATAGTACACCATCTGTACTATTCATTATTTTCTGCATTGATAGATTGAATGATGTCCTTGCGTCATCGTGTGGAACTGCATAAACAACCTCACCACTCAATGAGTTTCGGTGCATCTCTTTCAATGCACTATCAAGCATTTTTGACTTCTTAGTAGTAAGTATTTTTACTTCCATAGTACAAAGTTAAAAAAAGGGGCGATAAGAATACCGCCCCCCAAAATATACACTCTAAAAAAACAACACCTTAGATTGCACCATAAACTGCTGCTGAAGGCTGGAACTGAAGCAGTTCACAACGAGCTTCGCACCGGAACGTCAAAAGATTCTTGATGAAGTCATCCTGGTCGAACTCAGTAGAGCGCACATTCAGACCAGATTGTTGTGCGATTGCATACTTAGTTGTATCCAATACATACATTCTGTTTGCAGTAACCAAAGAATGAGGAACAACAGGGATACCAAGGATTCTTACATTACCATTGTTGTCAATAACCATTCCACCAGGTACTGAGTAATCAGCAGGCTTGGTTTTCAACAAAGCAGCCCAACCGGCATGAGTCATCAAAGAAAGATTAGGCATCCAGTTCAAAGCACCCAACTGAGCAACATAATCAATGAACTTCTCAGCGGTGTTAGCACCAGAAGAAGAACCTGCGGTTGCAGAAGATGCAATGGCATTAAGATAATAAGTATCTTCTGCCTTTTGGAAATCTTCAATCAGAGACTGCTGAAGATATGCTTGCAAGAATGGCAAGTCATCAATCATCTGACGGCTTACTTTAGCATAACCTGCGATGAAAGAAAGGGCGGTGTTTACAACTGTTACATCGTAATCAACTTGAGGCTTATCAGAACCTTCAGTTTGCTTACCGAAAGAACCTTCACCAACTGGAGTATTACCACGAGGGAAAGAAACTGATCCGGTAGAAACAGGGATGATGTTGAATACAGAACGCAGATGTGGGTTTACATAAGACCTCAAATAAGCGTTGTCAACATAAGATGTATAAACAGAACCAGTCAGGTTAGTACCGATGGTCATTGTTTGAACAGATTTGGCATCCATTTCATAAATGAAACCTTTACCATTGCTACGAGCAGCAGCTTTGATATCGTTCCATCCTTTCTCAATAGCAGAACCAATCTCGTTCTTAATATTAAAGATATGCTCACCATAAGAAGTTGCTACTTTAGCACTTTCTTTAGCTTGCAATTTGCCAAAAGATGCTTTAGCCTCAAGAACTTCGTTCCTTGCTTCATCAGCGGTCTTGTTAGCCTTAACCAATTGCTCATTGATTTGCTCAATCCTTGATTCAAAAGCCTTTGCAGCTTTCTCTGTGTTGGCAGCAACTTCTGCCTTCTGCTCGGCCAATTTGGCTTCAAGAGCAGATTCAAACTTTTTTAAATCTTCCATTTTACTTTTAATTTAGAATTTCCTTAATATTGATATTAGTGACTGCTCAAGTTCCTCGTTGTTCTTTTGCTGCACAGGTGTATTTTCAACTGCCTGTGTGCTACTTGCCTTCTCAATCGCTTGTGCCAATTGCCTGACCTTAATCAGACATAGTTCAATTGTCTCGTCAGTTACATCGCTGTTTCTGATAAACTTCTCAAATGTCTTAATTTGTTCTTGTATCTTAGTACATTCCTCCAAACTTTTTATCCCCAAAATTGGTGTATATTCATTTGCACCCCATGCAGTAAGGCTTGAACCTTCAAAAAGCATCACCTCGTGTATCTCGTTTGCCTCTGCTGCCTTTTGCTCTCTCAAAGTCCTAAATCCAATTGAGTGTTCACCAATCAATCCACTCTCAACCATTTTAATGAAGTCTTGCCCAAGCCTATGCGTTCCGACTTGTGAACGGTAGTATAATCCATATCCATCTTCCTTCAACTCAACAATCTTACCAAGTGGTTGGCTTGGGTCATGGTTGAGCAAATGCTTTACCCTTCCTTTTGCCTCTGGCCCCCAATCTTGAATAGACCTTTTGAAAGCACCTGGCATCATTATATCGCCATCAGAGTCAACCATTCCAAATGCAGAAAAATAACCGCTTACCTCGCCTTTCTTTGAGTCAACATCCTTGACATTGGCCTCAAATGATTTGTAATTATATATCATACTTTTTTTATTTTCTTGTTCATTTTCTTCTGGATGCTCAGCCAAATAAGCCACATAAGCCTCTCTTGCTGAGTCACGACTGGTGTACATACACTCACCTTCTCCAATCCTATATTTACCATTTTCGCACCTACTTATCGGCATTGTTACTGTTTTAAAATTAACCTACCATTTGCATCACGTTTTGGAATAAATCCAACCGTACACCTACAATTTATAGTAAATCCTTTAGGACTCTTTGGGTCACCAGGTATCTCAGCCACCACTGGTCTCCCAAGTTTATCCCTACTCGTAAAGTTCTCATCAAATGCAACCACTTGCCCATCCATATCCCAATGATCATAAGAATCTCTTGGAATCCTTCTTGTCCTGCTATCCCTTGTTGCAATCCAAATCTTGTCAACCAAGAAGTCATGCTTGCTTGCTCCAATAAACGCAGCATAGTTGCTTGACCTCATCACCTCAGTCCTCGCTATCCTTGTTGCCCTCATCTTTGCATAGCCAAGTTCCTCATCCTCCATTATCATCTTAGCAATCTCATCACTACTCAAACCCTGCGCAATGCCAAGCGAGATAATGGCATCAATCTTCATCTTAGTAGTATTGGTCATGTTGGCAACCAATTGCAGTCCAAATTTAGTTAAAAAAGTAAGCATCTCATTAACCCAATCTAAATTTAGTCCAAACGGGTTACTTGCCTTTCTGCTCATTATCCCAACCGCCCTATAACTCGCATTGCCGAAAAGTATAGCAGCTTCTTTGTACAATTGCTGCATAATAGTAAACATCTCCTCATTCCACACATAAGTACCCATCATGCTCCTTGTCGCTTCAGGCCCGTTCTTTTTGAGCATCACAATGAACCGCTTCATGTCCTTGTCAATCGCATTTGCAAAAAGAGCAATATACTTGGCATCAAGTTGGTTTCTCAACCTCTCCACTTTCAACCAATATTGCTCTCGCTGCTTCGCGTTCATCTTCAAGTCTTTTTTTATGCCACAACCTCAGTTTGGACATCATCATTTGT